CATCATCTTCATCATCTTCTAACTCTTCAATTCTATTTTTTAATTCTTGATGCAGTTCATCTTTAGGTTCTTCATCACCAAATTTAACTACCATCAATTCGTCACCAGGTTTAACCTCCATCATTTCTGGATGAGGTACTCTCCTAATAACTTGTTTTCCTTCAATTACTCCGTAGTTTGCTGTAGAAGAAGATAAACTTAATATTAAACGAATTGCATATATTAAAGTTATCACCCAACAAACTACAAAAATTGTTACCATTCACCTAAAACCTGATTGCAGTATCTTTTGTATAGGAACTTGCCTTACTCTATCTATAACATCATTCTCCACTCTTTCAACAATCTTATCAAGAACATCTATATCAATCTGCATAAATGGTGGAATAATACCAAGTAAACGAAGTAACCCATCTACAAATAATGCGAGAGCAGTGAATCCAAGAATCATAGAGATAACCGTTGCGTCTCTATTATGCTTTCTCATTGACTCAGCATCTATTCTTCTTGCTTCTTCTACTGCTACTTTCACAGCACGGTCAATCATGATGTTCACTTCTTGCTTTGTGTAAGCTACTTTACGTATCTTTTCTTCCATCATTTGACCTCCTATGTCACTAAGGGGAAATTCTTTTATTAGTTCTACCATAGGTTATCCTCCCCTGTAGTATGCTTTGTAGTAAGAAACGATTCCATTTGTAGTTACTTGAGTTTCACACCAACTATCAGCACAAGAATAGATTCCACTGTTGTTTGAATCATTACCAAATTCTTTAAGTAAGATTGATAATACTTTCTGTCTTAAGTTAAGTTTTTCTTCTAGTCTCATTTTGTAATGTTGCAATAACCTTGTTCACATAGTTGCTCTAATTTTTCTATAAGATGAGTATACTCATCCCACAGATAATCAGAACTTGTTTGATCTCTGTATAACTTACAAGCGATTATAGCACGAGCTACATCTGATTCGTTTAGTCTCATAATGTTCATAGTGTTACAGTATAATTATAACGAACTAAATTATACATGCAAATATTTTAGCAGAAATGTCAGGGTTCGTCAACTTCGTGAGATTTCATTTCTGTGTAATTATAATCAGACATCATCGCAAACAACCTGTTTCTAAGGTATTTTAAGTATTCTAATTCTTCTACTGGTCTAACAGGAGGACCAGGAAACATTTCTATATGACTACAAACAATATTATAAAGCATACGGACTTCCTCAATTCTCATTGAGTATTGACAAAACCAATCTCCTTCGTCTTTAGGATATGGCTCTTGGTTTTCGCCATCGTCAGTAATCATTATGCAGATACCGTGTTGTTAGCAGAATTTCTTCTTTGATATGCTGCTGGTGTTCTTGTATTGTTATTAGATAATCTTGCTTGAAATGCAGATGGTGTCCTTGTTGAGTTATCAGTTTTTCTTGCTTGATAATCTGCATTCCAGTTTTTAAATGTTCTAGTAGCCCATCCCTCTGTACCTGAGAAATGATTCACAGTGCTACTACCTGGTTGAGGACTGACAGCATTACAATCTTTATCGTTTCTTTGATATGCCATTAGCGTTTACCTCCATTCATTTGCTTGAGCATTTTCTGTAGCTCTGATGTAGAACCTACAAACATAGCATTGTTTGTAACATTCTTAGGACCTTTCTTCTCTTCATCTAGATCTTTGACCTTCTTTTGGAGATCCATAAGTTTGTCAGTCATGTCTGCTACCTGTTTCATGGCGTTTGTAGCGACTTCATATGCTCTTGGATGCCCTGACTCCTGTGCAACCTCTAACGCTCCTTGTACCGCTTCCTGACCCTGATCTATGAGTCTATAGAGTTCTGCTCTCGTATACTCATAGTCTTTTTCCCTATCTTCTGCGACATCATTTGATAGTTGCTTCTTCTTTTCTGGTTCTTTAGATACATCAATATCTAATATATCTTCCATGTTTTCTTCTAAACTCTTCATAAGAATGACATCCCTTCATTAAATCCAAAGTCATCATCAGCAGTTACTAATGCGTCATCAGCAGCAGTAACTTGACCATCTTGGTTGATGTCTGTTTTTGCTTTGGGTGTGTAAGATAGTTCAACGTGTCTCTTATTGACATTGGTATCACCAATGGTTTCAATAATACGAGACTTACGAATAACATCTGCCTTGGTGTAAGGACCGTAGATGTAAGACTTAGCAGTGAACTGCATTGTGTAGGTTATACTACGTCTTGTACTAAAGTCATCTTCCCAATCATCATCAAAGTCTACACTATTCAATACAACAGCAACATCTCTAACTTCATCCATATCAGGAATAAACTTTAAACTCATGCTAAATGAGGGTTGAAAGAAAGGAAGTATCTGTTCTAATATTTGTAAACCATCATCTTGAGATTTACAAAGAATACCAACTTCAAATGAAATGTTGTATGGTACAGGCACATACTGAGTTCTTACTTCATTACCATTATCATTGATAACAGTTTTATATTTTTGTGTAGCAGGTGTTTTTCTTGAAGCATCATAATCAATACCAGTCATTTCAAAATAAATTCGTGGTAAAGTAATTGCTACTTTTCTGCCATCAGTAGGGTTACCTTGCAGTCTGTACAAGAATTTTTGTTTAGGACCATAAGCAAGAGGAACTTTCTCTGTCTCAAGTACTTGACCATTAACAGTCTTCTTCAATTCAATATTATTGAAAAGAGTACCAAATGAAATAACAGTTTTTCTAACTGCTTGATTATAAAATTGAGTTCCTAACATTAGAAGCTACCTGTATAATTACCAAATTCACCAAAGGGATTTACCTCACCCCAATCAATAATATCATCAGCACCTGTTTCAATTGCTTGGTTTTGATCGTATTCAGTGCTTTGGTTATCAATTGTAGAGAATGTCCCTAATGTATATATGGCATTAGATTCAACCCCTCTAATCATGTCTCCATCTATAAAGTTACCTGTGCGGTTCATAACTTCTAGAGTATATGTTACACCATTCCAATCAGCAACCTCAGCAATAGTAGCACTCATCAGATCATATAGAATTGCTTGTCCACCACTTGTAGTAGTCTCTTCCCATGCATTAATAATATATCTTACATTAGCAGAATCATAATAGAAGTAACCAGGTGCAGTTGTAGCAGTTGTTCCATTGTATTGATAAACATAACAAATACGTTTATCTTCAAACTTCCAATAGAAATATTTTTTCTGTGTAGTAGTGGCAAACACAGGATCAAAACCACCACTACCAGTGACTGTAATAACTTTATTAGATGAAGTCCATGTTCTTCCTGCACCTTGTGCAGTAAATCCACCTATAACTACATGTTCATCATTAAGGAATTGAACTGCTTCTGGTGGTGCATCAACAATAATCGTTGGAGGATTTAGACCTGTCACATCATATCCACTACCACCATTAACAATAGTAAAAGTAACAACACCACCATCTAATATAGATGTTGTAATAATTCCTCCAGATCCATTACCAACATTACCAATAGTAACATTTGGTGGAGTGTTATATCCTGTACCAGCGAGTGTTACAGTTGCCTGTGATATAGCACCACTAGAATCTACTTGTAAAGTTCCAGTTGCTGTTTGTCTAGTAGTAAGAGAAAGATTTAATGTTGTGATATTACTAAACTGTCTTTCAACATCATCAATCTCATCAATACCTGTATCAAACTTATCAGCACCTTGCTCATATATTTCAGCAGTGAGTTGATAAAAATACTGTTTACCTAACTGGAAGAAAGGATTCTCTCGTTCTACATACTTAACTTCATAAAGATCCTCTGTCATAGGAAAGTATATTAGATCTCCTTCGTTAGGTCTACCATCTACTGCAAGATTTAATGCTGGATTAGCAGACTGTTCCCACCTTCTTCTTGATACAACAAAGGTTATCTCGTCTGTTATTCTTAAACCAAATTTACTTACAAACTCTGCACCAGCTCCAAATCCTTCCACATTGACTAGGAACATTTCTATCATATAACTCTGATTAAATTCAGATTGTATTACTTCCCCAAGAGTCTGATCTTTCAGATGCACTCTAGGAATATAAAACACATCAGATCCAAACAACTTGATTTGTTCGTCAACCAAGTCTTGTACAAGATTCTGTTCGGTGGCAACACCACCGTGTTGAGGAA